ACACCGGGGACTGGAACACCGGGGACTGGAACACCGGGGACTGCAACACCGGGGACTGGAACACCGGGGACTGGAACACCGGGGACTGCAACACCGGGGACTGGAACACCGGGGACTGGAACAAATCTTCTTTCAATAATGGTTGTTTTATGACCATTGAACCAAAGATCATGATGTTCAACAAGCCTTCGGAATGGACTTATAGGGATTGGTTAAACAGTGAAGCACGGTATTTGTTGAATCAAATTCAGAAGAATGTTCTTGAATGGATTTTGTCAAGTGATATGACGGATGCCGAAAAGGAAGCGCACCCTGAACACGAAATCACAGGGGGATATTTGAAGAAATTGGATGAATCTGCTTGTGGTCAATTATGGTGGGATAGTTTGAACGAAAAGCAGAAAAACATCATCCGAAATCTTCCGAACTTTGACAGTGGCATTTTTGAAGAAATCACGGGGATAAAGACGGAATGACACCTACATTCATGCCCCACCAAACAGATGTGTTGAACCAAACACAAGCATTCAACCGGGTAGCATACTACCTTGACATGGGACTTGGAAAAACATTTGTCGGTGCTGAAAAGATGTATTTGTTGAACAACGCCGTGAACCTTGTGATCTGTCAGAAGTCCAAGATTGATGACTGGATTGAACACTTTGAACGGTATTATCCCGAATATCATGTTTTGAACCTGACAAAGAAGGCGCAAAGCATCACTTTCAGAAACAAGGTTGACACAGTGGGAATGTATGAGCAGAAGGACATCATCGGCGTGATCAATTATGAATTAGCCTTCCGGCGGTCATGGCTTTTGAAACTTGACAATTTCACACTGATGCTTGATGAATCAAGCCTGATCCAAAATGAACAGGCAAAGCGATCAAAGTTCATTCTGAAGATGAAGCCCGAAAGCGTAATCCTGTTATCAGGAACACCGACATCCGGGAAGTATGAAAAACTATGGTCACAGTTGTCATTGCTTGGTTGGGACATCGACAAAAAAGGTTTTTGGTCAAGTTATGTTGATACAAAGTGGGTTGAAGATGGTGATCATAAGCGTGAAGTGATCGTTGGATATAAGCACATTGAACACCTGAAGAAACGCCTAAAACAGTTTGGTGCAGTCTTTATGAAAACGGAAGAAGTGCTGCACCTTCCTGAACAGATTGAACAGAATATCATGCTGAAGGTGACAAAGGACTATCGGCATTTCAGCAGAACCGGGTATTTGCGGATTGATGATGAAACTGAACTTGTCGGAGATAACCAGTTGACCAAGATGATGTATCAAAGGATGCTTTGCGGTCAGTATCACGATGACAAACTTGAAGCGTTCAGGGACTTGGTGGAATCAACAGAAGATCGGTTGATCGTGTTCTACAATTTTACCGCTGAACTATCAAAACTATGGAAGATTGCGGTTAATCTTGAAAGACCCGTTTCAATCGTCAGCGGTTCGATGAAAACGCTTGAAAGTTATCAGTTGCATGACAATAGCATCACATTCATCCAGTATCAAGCCGGGGCGATGGGTGGAAATTTTCAGAAGGCAAACAAGATCATCTATTTCACCCTTCCGCTTGGAAAAGGTTCATGTGACTTATGGGAGCAGTCAAAAAAGAGGATTCACAGGATCGGGCAGAATAAAACCTGTTTTTATTATTATCTACTTGTGAAAGATAGCATTGAGATTGACAACCTTGAATCATTGAGGTTGGGAAAGGATTTGACGGATGCGTTATTCAAAGAACATTAGAAGAACACAGGTTGCAAAGCGTATCTTGGCATCTTGGCTGATCGTTGCGGTTGTGTTCTTTGCCATTGGCTTTCTGATTGGTCATATAACGGCATATAAGCCCACAGACGGACAGAAAGCCGCCAAGGGTACAGTTGAAAGCCTGACAAATCAGATAGTGGTGTATGGGGCTGAAAATGAAAAGGAAATCAGCATAAAAAAAATTGATTGGGAAGTACCAAATGATTTTGAACCACTTGATGTTGATATGGATGTAGACCTTCAGGAATTTGTTTATTGCCTATGCAAAGCATATAACATGGATTTCACATTTGTGATGGCGGTCATTGAGCATGAAAGCAATTATCAGGCTGATGTGGTATCAAACACAGGTGATTATGGACTGATGCAGATAAATGAAAGCAATTTTGAAGCCCTGACAGAAATCACAGGTGTAACAGATTACCTTGACCCATATCAAAGCATTATAGCCGGGTGTTATGTACTGCATGATTTGTTTGAAAAATATGATGATCCACACAGGGTATTGATGGCATACAACTTTGGAGAATATCAGGCATCAAAACTTTGGGATAAAGGTGTTTATTCATCAGAGTATTCAAGGGAGATCATACAGATACAAAGGAAACTTCAGAAAGTAGGTGATTAGGTGCGTGAATCATGGAAAACAGTTCAAGATCATCCAAGATATGAGGTCAGCAACTTGGGGAATGTCAGAAACAAAAACACCGGGAAGCTGCTTCATCCCTATGATGATGGAAATGGATATTTAAGGGTAAAACTTGATCATGATAATTGCAGACTTCACATCCTTGTAGCGGTTGCATTTATACCAAATCCTGACAACAAGCCTGTTGTGAATCATAAGAAGGGCAAAAAGCATGATTGCCGGGCATCACAGCTTGAATGGGCTACTGTTGCAGAGAATACACAACACGCATGGGATCATGGGTTGTGTAAGCGTAAAAAGACCATGAAAAGAAAGGCGGTGAGAAGTTATAGGACAGGAAAAGAACTTTGAAAACAGGGTGAAGGAATATCTGACTGACAAAGGTGCATGGGTTTTGAAATACTGGGGCGGTGCAAAGTTTACCAAAAGCGGAATCCCTGATTTGCTTGTCTGCTTGAACGGGTGCTTTTTAGGGATTGAGTTGAAAGCACCAAGGGGACACCCTGAAGAACTGCAACTTTATCACCTGAATCAGATAGAAAAAGCCGGGGGATTTGCAATCTTGCTTTATCCAAAGGACTTTGAACAGTTCAAGGAACTGATTGAACTGATCAGAAACACAGACATTGATGCAATCGTTTCCAAACAGTATCAGCACTTCAGGGATTTGAGGATTGCCGAACTGGAAAAAATATCACAAAGAAAGGAATAAAAGGCTATGGCTACAAAGAAAAAAGATGCAGAAGTTATTGAACAGGCAACCGTTGCAGCGGATGCCACACAGGATCAGGAAGGTGTGAAGGATGATTCCGTCAATTACAATTACCCGGAGATCATCAAGTCCAGTCTATTAAAGACCGGGCGTGAAGGAATGGTTGATCTGATTGACTACATGGATCAGATCGGGTTTTTTAAAGCACCTTGCAGCGGTCAGTATCATTTGGCAAAGGAAGGTGGACTTGCTGAACACTCTGTCAATGTCATGTGGGCTGCTGAAAAGTTATCCGTTGCCCTGATCGGTGGAAAGAACTTGACAGATGAAATCAGACATAGCATCACGATTGTCACACTGCTTCATGATCTTGGAAAGGTCGGGGACTTTGGCAAGCAGATGTATGTTGACAACATCTTGAAGTCCGGGAAGCCTTCAGCAACAAAGCCCTACAAGCGCAACAAGGAACTGACAAGTGTTCCCCATGCGGTCAGATCGGTCAAACTTGCAACACTGTTTCTTGATCTGACAGAAGACGAAGAATGGGCGATCCTGACACATGACGGGTTATATGACTTCATGAAGTATGACATTCCCGGCAATGAAACCCAACTGTCATTGATTCTGCACTGGGCTGATATGTGGGCTTCACACATCATTGAAAAGGATGACACCGCTGAAGATGCGGATGAATAAGAAAGGAGAACAAAAAACATGGCTGAAAAAGTATTGATCATGGGTGAATCGGGAACTGGTAAATCAACCAGTATGCGAAATCTTGACCCTGAAAAGGTTGCAATCGTCAATCCCGTTGGTAAACCGTTACCGTTTAGGGGTTCAAAGAAGTTTGCAACATTGAACAGTGTGACTGAATCCCGAAACATCACCAAATGGATGAAGGAACAGGCAGCAGCCGGAAAGAAGGTCATTGTGGTTGATGACTTCCAGTATATTCTTTCCGTGCCTTATATGAACCGCATCAAGGAAAATGGATGGGACAAGTGGAATGACTTTGGTGCAAATTATTTTGAGATCATCGAAGTGTGCAAGGAACTTCCTGAAGATGTCATTGTGTACTATCTGACCCACACTGAAACCCTTGAAAACGGTGTGACCACAATCAAGCTGATTGGAAAGCTGCTTCGTGAAAAGATCACCATTGAAGGACTTTTCACAATCGTTCTTCGCACAAGTGTCAATGAAGGAAAGTATTACTTCCTGACACAAAATAGCGGAAAGGACACCGTGAAATCACCCCTTGGAATGTTCCCGGCATATGCCATTGACAATGATCTTCAGTATGTGGATGACAAAATCCGCAACTATTATGAGCTGACCGGGGCAAAGTCTGATGCAGAAATGGTTGAAGCAGACAAGAACGCTGCATCTGATCTTTCAAAGCCCGATGCAAACGGAAGAAGGGCAAGGTCAGCAAGAAAAGCTGCTGAAGAAGTTACTACTGCACCTGAAGCAGAACCCGAGCGCAAGACACATGATCAGGTAGAAGCAGAAAATCATGAAAAGATGACCGACTATCTTTCGAATGTTGATCAGGCGATTTCTGAAGCATTCCCCGGTCAGGAAGAAGTTCCTTTTGATGAAGCTGTAAAGGTCGCTGACACCGTACCAAAGCCGGAACTTGAAGAAGTACCAAGACGCACACGCAAGGAACGCATTGCAAGGGATCAGGCAAAGGCTGAAATTGCTGATGTTGACAAGGGAACAGGTGCAATCGTAGGCGAAGTGTTCCCGTCACCTGAAGAAAAGGATCATTTTGAGGGTGCGATGAATCCCCCGGAAACACCCGAACCGGGAACAAGGACAAGAAGGGTCAGAAGATCAAGATAGAAAGGGGTCAGTGTTATGGTCAACGAAAAACAGGGGAAGGTTTACAAGCCGATTCCCGTCTATAACAGAAAATTGATGCGTTCGGTCATTCGTGCCGGGGTTGCAAGACAGTTTGGAAATCACCATGTCAGCGCAAATATGGCTGCAAACTTTGAACGCATCAGGAAAGGACAGGTGAAGTGATATGGATGAAAGATTGTTTGCAGAACTGGTTGCTGCATTACTTGCGTCCGGCGTTGGTGTGGCTTCAGGTGTAAAGCCTGACCCCACAAAGAAGCCTGACTTTGACAAGTTCAAGGCTGAAGCAGAAGCAAAGCGTGAGGAAGCAAGGGCAAGAGCCAAGGCATTCTTGGCAAAGTATAATGCGGAAAGAGCCAAGGCACAATATGACGCATTTGTTCAGGTCGGATTCAGTGAAGTTCAGGCGTTTGAACTGCTGAAGGAAACATTCATTTTAGAAAGGTAAAAGGTGATTATCATGGCTATTGATTACAGTAAGTTTGAAGGCAAGGTTGATCTTGCAGCACTTCAGAAGGATGTTGCAGAAGCACCTACCACAACGGATGTTCCGAAGGGAACATACATCGTTTCCATTGAGAAAATGGAGATCAAGGAAACCAAAGCCGGGGACAAGCTGATGTTTTCTGTTCAGTGCAAGGTCAAGGAAGGTGAGCATCAGGGAAGATTCCTTTTCATGAACCGTGTGATCCTTGGAAACAAGAACACAGAAACATGGAATGACGGCAGAGCAATCAAGGGTGTTCTGACTTGGCTTGAAAAGTTGGAAACACAGACAACCCCGGAATTTGTCAACTATCCTGATTTTGAAGAATGTGTTCTTGACATCTATCAGGAAATCAAGGGCAAGGTTGAACTGGAAGTTGAATATGATGCAAATGCCTTTGATCCCATCAAGATCAAGGAAGTGTATGACCTTTAATTTTTCAGGTCAAAAAGTTAAGAGTTCTTATCAAACGGCGGTGCGGTTAAGCATTCCGCACCGCTGCATTTGAAAAGGGGTGTGATTGAATGATATTTCTTGATTTTGAGGTTTTCAAATATGACTGGCTTGCGGTGTTCATTGATGTAACAAGACAGAAAGAAACCGTCATTGTCAATGATCCCGAAAA